GCGCGGGTAACTTCCTTCTTTCCACGCTCGCTCATCCGTTCTGATCCTTTGGTTTTGATTTTTCAGAACGCACATACTGAACCGCGAACCGTTAATTTTTCATTTCCTCATCGGGCTTTGCGGCCACCCATATCGCATCAAAAATCGAGGCCGATCCAAGTGCGGCGAGGCCGGCCTCGGTGATCGCCCACAACTCCGACCAGTAGACGTCACCACACTGACGCGGCCTGCGCTCGACGTACCCGGCGACCTCGAGGTTCCGCAGGTGGTACTTGGCCCACCCGCCGACCCGGAAGCGCGCCGGGTCCTGCGGGATGACCTGCTCGACCCCGTAGCGGTCGACCGGGCCGTGCTTTTGGAGCGCGGTCAGGATCTTGACGTGGAGAGGGTTCATAGGTCGCGCTCCTGGATGAAGTTTTCCGCCGCCACGCGCGGGCTAAAATGTTTTTCGAAACATCGTGCGGCGACCATGGCGCGACCAACATCGCGCGCCGTGATTTCGTAGAGCGCGTCCGGATAGGGGTAGAATCCCTTGATCCACAAATCTTGGCTACAGCGCGGCCGCAGAACGTCGTCGAAAACTTCTTTCTGCGAGAAGGTTTTCAGGCGCCGGCGCTCGCGCCTTGCGCGGATCATGTTAGCGGCCCACCGCTTGTCTTGAAGCCATTGGGCGAAGGCGATCCACCATCGCGGACCGATCGTCGGAAGTCGGGGCGCTTCACGAGGCATTTGCCACCGCCCCGTCTACGATCACGAACCCGATCTTGCCGGTCTCGTCGACTCGTTCCAGCCACACCTGGTAATCGCGGGACTTCGCCATCGCGGCGATCACGCCCAGCGACTTGCTGTCGAGCGTGCTTCCCTCGTAGCTGCGGAGGATTCGGAGTTCCGGATTCTCGGCCATGCCGATCGAGCACGAGACGATCAGCTTCTCGGCGTGGCTCGCGTTGGCGAACGGGACGCCGCGGTAGAGGACCTCGCCGTCGCCCAGGTCGAGGCCATCGACCGGCATCTTGGCGAGGGCGATCGCTTGCTTGCGCCGGGAGTCGCACTCCTCGATCTGCTCCGTCAGCGCGTCGGACTCGGCCTCGAGCTTGCGCGCCGCCTGCTCATGCCGCTCGCGATTGTCGAACAGGGCGATCACGCCCTTGATCCGCTCGGCCTCGGAGACCTCCTGGCGAAGCGCGGCGACGTCGATGGCATCGGCAATTGGGCCGGCATCGGCAACTCGCTTCTTGATCGCGGCCGCGTCTTGCTCAAGCGAGGTTACTCGCGCGCGCAGGCGCTCGGCCTCATCGAGTTTGGCTTCGGCTTCGGCCAGAAGACGATCACGCTGGGAAATCGCGACGTTGCGCCGACCGTTGAAATCCGCTGCCGCCTGGATCTCATCTATCTTGGCCGCCACGTCCACCGGCTTGGGCTTCGGCCCCGACGGCAGGTCAATCGACGCCGCAGCCGCGCGCTCGCGCTTGGCGTCGCGATTTACGTCGGTCCGACGACTGAACGCCTGCTCGCGGGCGGCCGTGTTGGCTTCGAAATCGAACCCGGTCACGAACCGCTTCAGGGTCTCGAATTGTGATTTCTTGTCGGCCCGGGCGAAGGCGAGCGGGTCGAACGCTAGGGCGCCAAGGAAGCCGTCGATCACCGCCTGCGGGCTGCGGATCTGGGCACCGTTGCCGGCGGTCACGGTCAGGTCGGTCGTCAGGTCGCCGTGCTTGTCGCGACTGAACTTCCGCTCGACCACGTAGTCGACCTTGCCGTTCCCGAGGGTCAGCGTGATCGTCGCCCGCTCGGCCCCCTTGCGGATCGGCTCGACGCCGGCGACGGAGCGTCCCTTGAGCGCCACCCATATCGCATCCAAGATGCTGCTCTTGCCATTCCCATTGGCTCCGGTGATCTCGACCAAGCCGCCATCCGGGCGGATATTGACGGCACGCAACCTTTTGAAATTCTCGGCCCTGAGTTCGATGATCCGCATGACGGTTCTCCACAGAATCGGAATTGACGACTCGATTAAGGCAACTGTCTAATCGCAGTCAACACCGGGACGTTGACCGGCGGCGAATAAATCTGTCTCATCCACACTCAATCCTTCCCGGAGCGCGCGCAAATGCGATCGATGTCGAAGTCCCTCACGCAATGGCTGCTCGCCGTCGCCGGCGAGTACGCCCGCGCCCGGAACCTGTCGATGTCGTCCGTCGGGTTCTACGCGGTCAGGGACGCGAAGTTCTTGTCGACCGACGATCTCGGCAACCTAGTCCGGCCGGGCTTCTCGCTGGCGAAGCTCGACCAGGCGATCACGTGGTTTTCGGAACGCTGGCCCGCGGGCGCGAGGTGGCCGGACCCGCCGGCGTGGCCCTACCCAATCCCGACCACCGAACCAGGAGAACCGAATGGCAAAGCGAGCATCGAAGGCGCCGAAGGCGGCCCCCAAGGAAAAAAAGGCCAAGGCGGCCCCAAAGCCAAAGGGCGCCGCAAGAGTGGTGGCGCGCGACGACAACCGGGGCGATGACGCAATCCGCCAGAACTTCCTGCAGCACCTCAGCCAGTGGCAACAGACCGATGCCAAGCAGAAAGTCCTCGACAAGCAGTGGAAGGACACCAAGGCCGCGCTGAAGGCGGACGGCCACAAGGTCATCCAGATGCAGATCGCGCAGTCGCTCTCCGGGAGCGCCAAGAAGGAGGCAAAGGTCTACGGCGAGGTCGAGGACCGGCTGAAGGTGGCCCGCTACATCGGGCACAAGCTCGGCGCCCAGTACGATTTGTTCGCCCAGCCCGACCGGACGCCCGGCGACGAGCGCTGGTACGACGAGGGCAAGCAGGCGTCGATGGAGAACCAGCCGAAGTCGCCGCCCCACGCGCCCGGCACGGTCGCCTACACCAAGTGGATGGAGGGCTACGCCGACCACCAGTCGAAGATCATGGCCGGGTTCAAGCCGACCGAGCCGAAAGAGCCCGCGGACGAGCGACCGCGCCCGGTCGACACCGGCGATCCGAACCGGGCTGCGGCGGGTTGGGGACCGTCGAAGGCCGACCCCGGCCGTCCGCTCGACGCGGCGTAAAAACTATGGCCGGTAAATTCGTTTGGCTGCTCTGGAACGGAGTCGTCGGCTGCGAGAAATGGGCAGCCGACGTTCCCCACGAATACGTCAAGCGCAAGGATACCGATCCCGGCCGGGTATTGCTGGCTGAGTATCTTTTGGACGCGGATCAAGAGAACTGGCCGCTGGCAGCGCTTGCCAAGCAGTTTCCCGCTCCGGAAGGATGGTGGAGAAATCCGACCCGTACCAAAGTCGCCGTCGAGATCGATGTTCCGGTAGCGAGAGACCAACTTGCCATTGCTGGCGTCAACTTCTGGTCCTGATCCATGACCCGCCTGTTCGTCGCCGGATTTGATATCGCTACTTCGACCGGCTGTGCTGACGGGTTCACCACGTCGAACCGGCCGCGCTGCTGGACTTGGAGTCTGGCGGCGGCCGGCAAGTTCAGGCCGGCGAAGCTCGCATTGCTGCGCGACTACTGTGACCGGTACTTCGCCGAGAATCCGGTCGACCTGTTCTTCTACGAGCAGGGCTTGCGCACTGCGGTCGCGGCCGAGATCGGCATGACAGAGGAGACCGTCGCGCTCCTGCGCGGCGCGATCGGCGTGGCCGAGGCGTGCGCCGCCAAGGCGCGCATCCCGCATATTCAGGCAATCGATGTGCAAGACGCGCGCAAGCACCTGACCGGGCAGCGCACGTTCCCGAAGGGAAAGGCCAAGGACGCCGTGTTCCGGTGGTGCCATACGCTGGGCTGGGACCCGAAGAACCTGGACGAGTCCGATGCCTGCGCCATCTGGTCCTACGGGTGCGGGACCGCCAATCCGCTGGGCGCGGTCGGCGTCACCCCATTGTTCGCGGGGCGCATGTGAAATTGCCTCCAGACCATGTTTTCGCCGGGCTTGAAGCCCGCGGATATCGCGCCCTGATGTGCGACCCGCCCTGGCATTTCCGCGCTAGGACCGCCCTCCAAATGAGCAACTGGACTAGTCAGCGCGACGCGGAGAAACATTATCGCGTCATGGGTGTCGACGACATTTCGTCGCTGCCGGTCGCATCGCTGGTCGACCCGGCGGGATGCCACCTGTTCCTGTGGACAACAGGTCCATGCCTGCCGCAGGCATTCGAGGTCATCAAGGCGTGGGGATTCCGCTATTCTGCGGTTGCGTTCACGTGGGTCAAGCTCAAGAAATCCTACGATGCGCACCAACTGCGGTGCCTGCCGACGGCGGAGGCCGACCTTCACGTCGGACTGGGCCTGACGACCAGGAAGAACGCCGAGTTCTGCCTTCTAGCGCGCCGCGGCAACTGCAAGCGCGAATCAAAGAAAGTCCGCGAGATAATCATGTCGCCGGTGCGCGAACACTCCCGCAAGCCGGACGAGGCTTACGCGCGCGTGATGGAATACTGCTCCGGTCCTTATCTGGAGATGTTCGCCAGGACGCAGCGACCGGGATGGACCTGCTGGGGCAACGAGGTTGAGCGGTTGTGACCCGTTGACCGGGCCGGCGAGTCGGTCCTAAATAGAAAACGGCCCGGGGGAGAATCCGGGCCGGTTCCTAGACCTCGACGACAGCGTTAGCCCGCTTCGCCGACTGAACGTGAAAGGCCACGTCCCAATGGATAAAACTCCTATTGCATCATTGCGTTCCCGTCAACCTTGCGATGGCGGGGAAAATCCGTCGCTGTTCTCCGGTGCCATCGGTGATCTCCTGCAGTTTCTTACCGACGTCGGCGTCTCTTCTAGCCAAGCGGTCGAAATGGTCTGTGATGCCATCGATGAACATGAAGCCCTCTGCGAATGGGCCAAGACTCTCGACGACCCGATGACGGGACATTCCTGGCCGGAGTTCGTCGTATGAGCGCCGCTTTCGAGGAAGTTTTTGGCGCGCTCATCAGCACCGGAATGCTGCCCCAAAAGGCGGCCCAACTTCTCAGTCAAATAGCCCTGGAAGGCGCCGCTGCAATCGCCAAGCCGGAGCCCTCTGCGGGCACCCTCAGGGTCCGCAAATTTAGGGAACGCCAGCGAGCGTTACAGAAACGCGATGTAACGCCTACAATCTATATTTCCCAAGAAAATCAATCATCGGATTTGTTACCTGTAACATCCAGTCGATCAATCCCCCTAGAACCCCCTAAAGAATATAACTACCAAGAAAACAAGAATCCTTTGGTGATTCCAGATTCCGCTAGCGCGGGGCCAAGCGATCTTTTTGGCTACATCAGCTTCGACAAAACCATCACATTTTCGCGCCCAGAAATCACCACCCTCGAAACCAAATGCTATTCGCTAACGAACGTCTACGGAACGATCCGTAATCTTTCCGAGAGCCAGTGGGCGGCGAGCATGAGGCCGGAGGATCGCAAGCGCGCCGTCTCCAACCAGGTTTTCAAGATGCACAACAACCGCATCAGGAAGCTTGCTCCGAAGCCGGGAGAGAAAGATCAGGCGGCTGTTGACGAGCGCGACGAACGCATCCGACAAAGAGACGAAGGCGTGGCAGCGCGTGAGCGGATTTTCGCGAAGCGACGGGCGGCGGGCGATGGAACGTGAGACTGAGGCACAGGCGAACTTCCGGCTCCTGGGCCGGACGGGCGCGACGCGCGCGGGGCACTTCCGGTGCCCGCAGTGCTCCGACCAGCGGCGAAAAAAGAACGTCAAGGTGCTCTCGGTAAAGGCGGCGGACAATGGCGAAGGATTCGTCTTCAGGTGCCACCATTGTGGATTTTCCGGGTTTGCAACACCGGATGGACCCCGAGGCCGGGGCGTGGCTCACCGAGGTGCGACACGTAAGCCCGGCGACCTGGGAGAAGTTTCCCGTCGCAAGCGGTACGGTGTTTTTCCCTGAGCTGGAGCGCAAGTCGCCGGCGATCTTCTTCCAGGCGGCGGACGGCGGGTGGAAGGCGCGCGCCTACCCGGACAAGGCGCACACGCAGAAGAAGGGCACCGAGCAGTCGTTCTGGAATCTCGCCGCGGTACTCGACGGGCCGATGGACCGGGTCTACATCACCGAGGGCGAGATCGACGCCATGTCGCTCGCCGAGGCCGGGATCGGCCCCAACCGGATACTGTCGGCGCCGTCCGGGACGACCGGCCTCGCCTACGTCGAGAAGGCGCTCGCCGCCGGGCTGAGCAAGTGCAAGCGGTTCGTGTGGTGCGGCGACCAGGACGCGGTCGGGCTCGCGCTGCGCGCCGAGATGGCGAAGGTCCTCGGGGTCGCCAGGTTCTACTTCATCGAGTGGCCGGACGGGATCAAGGACGCCAACGACTTCCTGCGCAAGGACGGGCGCGAGGATCTCAACGACCTCGTTCGCAACGGCGCGATCGAGTGGCCGGCCGAGGGTATATTCCGGCTCTCGGCGATCGCCGACATGCCGCCTCTCACGCGCTGGCTGACGGGGTTCGACGGGTGGGCGGGGAAAGTCTACCTCGCGCCCGGGACGCTATCGGTAGTCACCGGACAGCCGGGAATGGGCAAGACGCAACTGTGGTCGCAGATATGGTTCCAGGTCGCCCATGCCCATGACATCGTCGTCGCGGCCGCGTCGTTCGAAACCCGGCCGAAGCCGCACTATCAACGCATCCTGCAGCAACTCCACGGCCGCGGGCTGATCCAGAACCTCGACGGTCGCGCGATCGCGGCCGCGAACAAGTGGATCGACGATCACTACCTGTTCTTGCTCCACCCGGAACGCCGGCCGACGCTCGAGTGGACGCTCGACCAGGCAGAAATCGCGGTCGTCCGGTACGGCGCAAAGGTCGTCAAGATCGACCCCTGGAACCGGATGGAGCCGAACCGCGAAGGCAAGGAAAGCGAAACCGAGTATGCGAGCCGGTGCCTACGCGCGCTCTACAATTTCGCGGTCGACTTCGGCGTTCACGTCCAGGTCGTCGCGCACCCGGCGAAGGCGAACGAGTATCGGCGCTTGGCGGTCCCGACGCTCGAGGACATCGCCGGAAGCAAGCACTGGGACAACATGGTCGACCAGGGATTCGTCGTTCACCGGCCGCGCCTATTCGACGACGACGGCAACCGGGTGACATATTCCGAAATGCACCACGTCAAGGCGCGCTTCGAGGAGCTCGGCTACCCCTCCAAGTTCGGGCTGGAGTTCGACGTCGACCAAGGCCGGTTCGGCGTATGCCCGCTCGCGAAGAAGAAGATCAAGTCCCCGAGGGAGGAAGCGCAGACCGCCAAATCTTCCGACTACGACCAGGGCAACTTCGACCAGATGAAGGACTTCGAACCGTGACGGCATATTGCGAATCCCGCGCGAAGCTCCGCGAGCAGTTGGAGTGGCGCGGCCCGGGCGGGCGGCCGCAAGGCATCCTGACGCTCACCCGCGCCGAGGCCGAGGCCGTCCTCGCCAGGCCCGTCGAGCCGCTGGACGTGCTCGACGAGATCGGCCGGCTCGCGGCGTCGGTGTCGAATGAGCAGATCGAGAGCTATGCCGATGCCGGCGGCATGAGGCCGTCCGCATGAGCAAGCGCAAGGCGATCAAGCGCAAGGAGTACCTCGCCGCGGCGCTGGCGTGCCTCCTGCCGCAGGATCAGCGGGACGCGCTGCGGGCGGCCAGGGTCCCGGCCGAGGCTGTCCTGCGGCTGTTCACGCCAGACCACATCGTGCTGCACTGCTTCGAGACGCCCAGGCGTGATGAATGGCACAATTTGACGCCGGCGCTCCGGCCCGCGCACGCGGAGAAGAGCCGCCGCGACACGAAGATCGCCGCCAAGGTCAAGCGCCTGCGGGGCGAGACCTGCGCCGGGCCGAAGAAGAAGATCCCGCAGCGGCGCAACCCGTGGCCGCCGAAGGGGTCGCGGACGTTTTTCAATCGGGCCGCCGAATGAGTCCGCTTGCCGTCGATCTTTTCTGCGGGCTTGGCGGGTGGACCGAAGGCCTGCTCGCCGAAGGCTACGACGTCATCGGCTTCGACATCGAGCGCCACCAATACGGCGAGCACCGTTATCCCGCGCAGCTCGTCGTCCAGGACGTTCTCACGCTCCACGGATCGCAATTCCGCAATGCCGCGCTGATCGTCGCCTCGCCGCCCTGCCAAGCCTACAGCTACCGGGCGATGCCCTGGAAGCGCGCCAAGGCTCTCCCGCCGCCGGACAACACGCTGTTCGAGGCATGCTTCCGCATCCAGCGGGAGGCGAACGAAGCGAACGGGTGCGACCCCAAGGGGTACTGCATCGAGTGCGACGGAACAGGCAACTTTTATCGCCACGATGAGGACGGCGATTTCCTTGAGTGTGACGAATGCCGCGCCACTGGGCGTAAGAGATATATCCCGCTGATCGTCGAGAATGTGCGCGGTGCTCAGAAATGGGTTGGGCGCGCGCGGTGGTCGTACGGCTCGTTTTACCTTTGGGGAGACGTGCCGGCGCTGATGCCGATTACCATTCGAGGCTTGGCCGTGAAGGCGCCGGGAATGAACCGGAGCGACCAGACCAAGCGCGGGCAGGACTTCACGCGATTAGCTGGCCAGCATGCGATGGGTCTCAAAAACGCCGGGCCGAAGTGGGATCCCGTTACCAAGAGCGGCGCATACGGCATGAAGCGCTGGACCAATCCAGATGAAGGCATCAAGTGCGGCGGCGATTGGTTCGGGCCTGGCGTGAAATCAGAAATGCGAAACCACCATTCAGGCTCGACGTCGCACAAAGCCGCCAGCGCCATGATCGCCAAGATCCCGTTGCCGCTTAGCCGGCACATCGCGGCGACGTTCCGGTCTTGACATCTAGGGCAATTGTCTTATTGTGCGCCTTGTCACCCAGGGCCACGGCCCGCCGCAAGGAGAACGACATGATCTTCCGCCCCTTCAATCCCGCGACGCTCACCGAACTGGCCGCGATCCAGGCCGAAATTGATCGGATCGCAGTTGAGCCGACCGGCTCTTTCGGACTGGAGTATCCCGCAGGAATATCTGCGGCGGACTATGATCCATTCACTACGAGCGAAACTCCCTTGGAACTGAAAAGTAAGTCCGACCGTCTTGATCGTCTCGAAAACGATCGGCAGGCGATCCACCAGGCCGACTACGATCTGTCCCAACAGCACCGCGGCTGAAAGGGGCGATGCCATGAACAAGATTTTCACGAGCGCGGATGATCTCTCGGCACTCTTCGACATGCTCGCGCTCTACCACCGGATGACGATCGCCGTCTGCGTCGCCCTTCTCATGGCGATCGGCGTCGAGGTGTGCGCCATCAAGGAGATGCGGTCGATCGAACGGCCGTCTCCGGTTGCTTTAGCGGTGGTGCCATGACGCTTCGCTGCTGGTGCGCCGCCTTCAAGGGCGAGCTCAACTTCTCCTACATCTCGTTCACTGAACGAGACTGCCGGCGCCGGGTGATCGACGCCGGATTCGCGTCCCAGGACGAGGCGAAGCGCTCGCACGTATGGCCGCTCCTGCAGTCGCGCGGCTGGGAGGTCGTGCCGGTCAAGATCGATAGGGAGGACAGGTGATGACGAAGCCGGTCCTGCTCGGTATGAACAACCCCATCTCCACCGATCCGCGCCGCGCGCTGTATCCGGCACCGGCCGGATGCACCGGCCACCGCATATTCGAGATGCTGGCCGCGTCGCGGGCGAGGCGCAGCGCATCTCCGCTGCTGCGGCACGAGTACCTCGACGCCTTCGATCGGCTCAACCTCGTCGAGGGACAGCAGTGGAGCAGTGCTGCGGCCAAGGAGCGCGCCGAGTGGGTGCGGAGGACTTACGCTGGGCGCACGATCGTCGTGTTCGGGGCAGAGACCTGGCATGCTCTCAAGCTCGTGGAAACGGAATGGTTGGGTCGGGCGCATTCGCCGGGATTGCAGTTTCAGCCATTCCCGCATGAATACGGAAGCCTGTCTCAGGTCGCCAGCGAGGTCACCAGGGTCAATTCGACATGGTGGCGCTTCCCCCATCCCAGCGGCTTGAACCGCTGGTACAACGACGAGGCCAACTACCGCGCGGCGAGCGACCTGCTGTGCAGGATCGGAGGACTGTGATGATCCGCGACGTACTGATTGAGGCCGCGAGCCTCGCCGCGGTGTCCGCGTTCGTCGGCGCGCTGATCATGTGGGCCGCGCTGCTGACCGGCCACCTTCCGATCTGAGTGGGGGGATATCGCGTGACCGGCCTGCAGCTCCAAAGCCTGCGCGACCGATCCGGGTTCTCGCTGGTGCAGTTCTCGCGCTGGCTGGGCTTCCACGGCAGCGACGCGACGGAGAACCGGCGCATCCGCCGGCTCGAGGCGATGGCCGTCATCCCAGACGCCGTCGCCGCCCGCGCTCAAAAGTTCGAGGTCGAGCTCGAAAAGCTCGAATCACAGTGGGCTGACGACCAATGACAAGCTGCGGATGCGACAACACGGTCTACTGTGCCTTCCTGTCCGGGGATTGCCGATGCCGTCCCGGTGTGTGCGAATGCGACGCCCGCAAGCAGGAGTTATCGCGCCGGCGATTTCGTTGCCCGCGTGGGGTCATCGGATGCAATTGCGGGGCACAATATTGCCGCGACCTTCCGCAGAATCGCGGCCTGCGAACGGAAGGTTGATATGCCGCGCCTGCCTGACCTGTTCGTCCCGAATCGCGACAAGATGCTCGAAGAGTATCGAATCGCCCATGCGGAGCGCCTGGCGGAAGGGAACGTCCGGCTGATCGGCAACCCGAAAGGCGCCGAAGCGGTTGCGGAAGTCATCGAGCAGATTCCCGGGGTCAAAGCTGATCTGAGGCGAGCGCGACCGAATGACTGAGATCGTGCGCGAGTGGTCCGAGCGAATCGACGAGCAGGCCGTCGCCATCTGCGTCTCGATCGAGGAGACCCGCAGCGGCCGAGTCTACGGCGCGTCGACGTTCCTGCTCGCCGAGCGCGACCGGTGGTGGCGCCACCGCGACGCGGCCGTGGCGAAGCTCCGGCAGGAGATCCGCGTCGGCAAATTCCGGGAGGGCTTCGGGTACACCGACTGGCGCGGGCTCGCGCTCAGGGGCTACGTGCGCGACTTGCGGCGCTGATGGCGCCGACATAGGCTCCCGGCCTCGACGAGAGGAAGGGACCGCGATGGCGAGGGCCGCGAGCGTCAAGCGAAAGCCGAAACAGAACGGCCAGATCGACCTACGAGACCTGACGATAGAACAGTGGCCTATTGAACGGTTGCGAGGCTACCCCGGAAATCCTCGCAAGAACGAGCATGCCGTCGACCGGATGTGCCAGGCGATCCTAGAGTTCGGCTTCCGTATCCCTATCGTCGCAAAATCGGACGGCCTGATTGTAGACGGTCATCTACGTCTCAAGGCGGCTATAAAGATCGGTCTCAAAACTGTGCCAATCGCGCTCGCGGACGATCTCACCGAGAACCAAATCAAGGCATTTCGGCTGCTCGCAAATCAGTCTTCGTCGTGGGCGGAGTGGGACATGCCGTTGCTCAAGATAGAACTGGAAGGTCTAAAGCTCGCAGACTACCCCCTCGAATTAACGGGATTTGAACAAGTTCAACTCGTCTCGTTTTTATCCGGGATATCCGATCCGAACGCTGAATGGAGGGGGATGCCTGAATTCGATCAGAAGGACAAATCAGCTTTTCGGACGATACCGATTCACTTCAAGGATCAGAATGCCGTCGACAAGTTCGCCAAGCTAGTCAAGGCGAAGATCACAGAGGAGACCCGCTATCTGTGGTTCCCCGAAATCGAAATCGAGACCTACGCCGACAAGCGCTACAAGGGGAAGAAATGAATCCCGCGTTCCCGATCTACATCGTCTCCAAAGGCCGATGGGAAAGTCGTCTGACGAGCAAGGCGTTCGAGGCGATGGGCGTTCCCTATTCGATTGTTGTCGAGGAGCAGGAATATAAGGACTATTGCGAGGTCATCGACAAGGCGAAGGTGCTCGTCCTCGATAAGGCCTACCAGCGCGACTACGACGCTTTCAGCGACCTCGGAGTGAAGGAGAGCAAGGGTTCTGGGCCGGCTCGCAACTTTGTCTGGGATCACGCACAGGCGCATAGCGCTGCGTGGCACTGGACGGTAGACGACAATATCAAGGGATTTTATCGGTGGAACAAGAACCTGAAAGTACAGGTCCAGGACGGAACAGTTCTCAAATGCATGGAGGACTTCGTTCAACGCTACGACAATATCGCGATGGCCGGCCCGAACTATTTCATGTTTGCGTCGCGCAAGAGCAAAGCTCCGCCACTCCAAGTCAATACCCGTATCTATTCCTGCAACCTAATCCGTACAGACGCTCCGTTCCGCTGGCGAGGTCGTTACAACGAGGATACAGACCTCTCTCTGAGGATGCTCAAGGCAGGGTGGTGTACGGTTCTGTTCAATGCCTTCCTGCAGCGTAAAGAGGTAACGCTGACGATGAAGGGCGGCAATACGGACACGATCTACAAAGGCGGCACGCTTCCGAAGTCCCAGATGATCGTCGACATGCACCCCGACATCTGCCGCCTCGCTTGGCGGTTCGACCGTGCCCACCACTTCTGCGACTACAAGCGGTTCCAGCATGGCCTAATAAGAAAGGCCGGGATCGATGTCCCGGCCGAGGTCGACAACTACGGTATGGAACTCGTGCAGATCAGGCCGCCGACTCCATCTTGCGACGATAGAACTTGATGTCTTTCGGCTGGTAATTGCATCCAGGGAAGTCCCGGTTCACGTCCTTGACGATCGCATCGTCATCATGGCCGGCCGAGATGCCGGCTTTGATAAGCGCGGCCTTGGTCTGAAAGGCCCCAGACGCCCCCGCCGCCTTCGCGCGGGGCTTGCTGGCGCGTTTCGCGGGATGAGCGCCGTTATCCCGCGTCTCTGTTTCGGCCTTCTCTCTGGCCTTCCTACGCGCGCTAGCAGGCGTTTCCTCGAACTCGGCCTGCCGGGCCTCGCGCTGCTCGGCGCGCTTGGTCTTGACGTCCGGCGGGTCCTTGATGACGCGGCCCGGTCCGACCGTCCTTGCTAGCTTCTTGCGCACGGCTTCCTTCTCCTCCGGGGTCGATTCGCGCTTCAGGAACGCGGGGATCGCGAGCGGGTCGTCGGCCTGCGCCGCAGTCGCCACCGGGTCGATTCGCGTCGGCGCCTGGACGGGGGCCGAGCGGAGTTGGCCGGCCTCCCTCATCTGGTCGTAGAACGTCGGCAGCGCCACCGGCGCCTTCGGGGCCATGACGGGGGGGATATAGAGCGCCATGGCCGCGACGGCCCTCTGCCCTCCGTTCGCCTTGATCTCGGCCGGCGTCATCGGGGGCACCTCGTCGGTCCGGCGCCATATCCAGCCCCCGTCGACCTTGGCGGTGGTGAACTCGAACTCGCGCCGGGCGTGCTCGCCGATCGTGAAGACGGCGGCGGCCTCGGCGTCCCTGCGGGTGCGGTAGCGCTTCGGCTCGTCGGACGGCTTGGCCCTCGTGGGCAGCCTGGCGGTGTTCGCCGCGGTGATGTCGATCATCGATAAGTTCCTTTCCATCGGTTTGGTTTCCCGCCATCGAGCGGCTGGGGCGCCCCGCGAGGGAGGCGCCCGGGTCGTCCGATCAGGAATTTGTTGTTGCGAGTAGCCCATGTGGCGAGCGTGGCGAGGATATAGAGGGTCATCGGCTGTCCCTCTTCATTTCCGCCAGTCTCTGCTCGGTCCTGAATTTGCTATCTTCGGCTTGCCAATACCGGCAATTCTCACACTGGCCCTGCGAGTCGGGGCAACGATGCCCTTCCGGATACAGGCACAACCAGTCTTATTTGTTGTCATCATTGTCCATCTCCTCGGTTCATGTGGCGTCACGCCTTGGAATGCAGGTCGAGGTACATCGCGGCCCCGATCCGGGTCAGCGCGTAGATCATGGCCGGGATGCAGGCGCCCAGGACCATCGCGCCGTACCCGCGCCAGTCCGCCGGCGCCTGGGCGGCGAAGGCGAAGGCGTTGAGCGCCGCGCTGCCCGCCAAGGTCGCCCAGATCGCCGGCTTGGAGAACCGCTCGATCGTCCGGCGCAGCTTGTCGGTCGAGGCCGTCAACTGGGACACCTCGAGCGAGACGAACCCGAGGTCGATGCCGACCGCCATCGCCCAACTCTCCCATGACGGGGCGGAGGTTACGAGCTCGATCCCGTGGGCGAGGTGGGAGAGGCTCAGGCCGACCAGCGTGGCGGCGACCGTTCCGACCATCGCGGCGGCGTGGGACTGGCGGGCCATCTTGCGGGCGAAGTGGCGCGAGCGGGTGAGCGGGCGCTCCCGGCGGGAGGGCGCGGTCTTGGGGAGCTTGAGGACGTTGGCGGCGGTGTTCATCTGAATGATTCTCCTTTCGGCGGGCCGTGGCCCTTTGATGCTTCGAATCGCTTCGATGGTTGCTTATCCGCGTTGAGGCGTTGGCTATGCTCACTCTCCAACGAGAAGAGTGATTGCAACGCCGATGACTTGGATGGCGACGATCAGGACTACTGCGGTTATGATGAGGTCGATCATGTTCATTCTCCTTGCGGCGGGCCTCGGCCCTGGTTGACGATTAGGATATTGCCTTATCAATCGCGCTTCGTCAACGGCGGAATCGAAAAATTATCTGCGGTCAACACCGCAACGTCGTTTTCAGTGCCGAGTGTGACCGACAAGCCAGTCGACGTTCAAGCAGACCAACGACCAGACATTGAAATTCAAGATGGACTATGGTTTCTAGGGCCCGTCGCTCGGTGCGCTCGCGCGGCGTTTCCCCAAACTAGAGGCCGCCCTACGGGGCGGCTTTTTTATTCCAGCGGGGTCGAGGGTGCTATCGGCCATCGGGGGTCGAGAACGGAGTCAGCCATAAAGAATAACCAAACACGCGCCAATGGAAAAAACGGCTGTGCTAATCGCAACGCCCATCATCAAGTATTGCTGCCAAAGCGGCAGGTATGGTCCGCGCTCATGATTGAATTTGGGTGGCGGAATTGGAAACATTGTCACCTCCTTTTTGGCGGGGTCGAGGGTGCTATCGGGCATGAACTTGATAGCTCCATTTTTCATAGCTTATCAGGTGACTTTGCTAGTGCATCAACAGTGGTGGGGCATTGCTCGCATTCCCAGCAAGCGAAATACTCTAAGCCCATCCCGAAGCAGCCGAGCCGGTTCGGCAACCGTTTCCACTTGTGAATATTCATTCGACAAAGCAGGCTCACGTCTCACTCCTCTCCCCCTGGGGACGACAAGCGAGGGCGGCGCGGATAGCCTCAACCGTCGAGTCTCGCGTTCGGTGATGATAATCGTTGTTGTGGTCGCTAATTTCCTTGCGCGCCAGAACGAGCGCCTCTCTCAGCCGCACGATCTCAACATCGCGGTCAGAAACCATTTTGCGGGCATCGAGTTGGGCGCGGAGGCCGGCGATCTCGGCATCTTTGGCCTCAATAGCCGCAAACAATTCCCGCGCCGCCTCGGCTGGCGTCGTGTGGCTGCCTTCGAGCCCCAGTTCACGCACAACCTCGTCGAGATCGTTAGCGTCAGATACCGGCATTTCGACCATCTTCATTGCGGTCATCCAATGCGCTCCCGCCGAAACCGTATCATCGCCGTAGCGCATTGGATCGCCTCGGTGACCTTTGCGATGTTGTCCTCACCGTCGAGTTGGCGAAGATCGGCCCACAGCTTGACGAGAAGCGGCGCATGCTTGTCGCGCCCCAGCAGGATGAACATCGGTTCGTCCGGTTCGGCGTTGGCGTAGCAATCGAATTGGCCTGGATTGTTCTTTGTTCCCATCGCGGTCACCCTTGGTCAGATGCGGGGCGGCAGGCTCGCGGGGATTGCCCCCTCCGTCAACACCGCGCTACTGCGCCGCAGGCCGCCGAATCCGAACAAGCGTAGTCCTGGCCGCTGAATGGCCCTATGGCCGCGCGAGCGACGGTCGCCCGTGCGCTTTAACCGGACGGCCGCTACCCACCCAGCGGGAGCCCACCGAACGCTCACCAGCGGGCTTCCTACGCGCAGAGACCGGCGGACACATGCCGGTCATACCATCAACCCACCCATTGGTACACTCCGACTCAGGCCACCATGGCCACGGCTTGCCGTGCGCCAGCGCCAGCAACAGCGAAGAAGCGATGAGGACTCTGGCGGTCATCGTCATGGGCGTCTACCTCCTGTTGCCACCGAGGCCGATATTTGGTTGAAATATCCACCGGCCGGACCATGTTTTCGGGAATCGCTCAAACAATCTCAATGTTCACAGGCACTTCCGCGAAAATAAAATATCGGAAATATCCTCATGCCGCGCACCAAGGGGGCCAAGAACAAGCGGACGATCGAGCAGGAGATCGTCGCCCGCAAGCAGGTCGAAGCCGATATCATGGAGGGCAAGGTCACCCAGGCGGCCGACCGGCGCGTCCTCGCCAAGGACAACCTCGACAAGCTGGCGACCATGCTGCTCGGCCTGACGGCCCACTACCAGCCGCACCCGCAGTGGAACCAGGTGGTCGACGCGGCCGGGAACGTCCGCATCGTGAACGCGAACCCCTACTACGACGAGGGCAAGTTCCAGTTCTACATCGAGCTCGCGGCGCGCACCTGCGACCGGCTCGCGGCCTATCAGTCTCCGAAGCTGTCGGCGGTCGCGGTCGGGCAGGTCAGCAAGGTGCAGGTCACGGTCATCGGCGGGCTCGGGCCGCGGCCGGAGATCGCGCCTCCTCCAGCCTCGACGTTGCCTGCGTCTTGACTTGTGTAACGTGACATCGAAAGAAGCCAGGGAGGCAAAATGATCGTTCGTGATCGACCGAGCAGGACGAGAAATGAAGACATCGCAGAGATGGCACGAAATGGCGTCGGCTTCGCCCAGATCGGCAGGCACTTCGGGATCACCCGAGAGCGTGTGCGTCAGATTGCGAACTCACGCGGCGTCAAGCACGTGGCCGGCACGAAGATGAGGGACAGGCGCGAGGCCATCGAGCAGCGTCGGGCCGCGCGCGCCGAACTTGCCGCAAGAGTAAGGTACGAAATTGAGGGCAACGGCCTATCCTGGAAGGCGGCGGCCGCAAAGCTCGGTCTCAACAGAGGCTCAATAGAGAAAATCATCATCAGGAATGGCATCCGTAGTCGCCATCACAGCGGCAATCCCAATTTCAGAAAGGCGCGCGCATGACTTGGGCCTGGTCCGAGTTCTTCGCCGGCGCGGCGTTCTGCGCCCTCCTCGGCCTATGGGCGGCGAACGCGATCGCGTGGATGGTGGGGCACTGATGGGCGTCAGGATCGTTACGGGAGACGTGCGCGAGCGGCTACGGGGACTTGCCGACAATAGCGTTCACGCCTGCATTACATCGCCCCCTTATTGGGGGTTGAGGTCATACATTGCTGAAGGTGACCCGCTCAAGCCGCTCGAAATTGGGCTGGAGCAGACTTATAGCGAGTACATCGAAAAAATGGTGGCTGTGTTCCGCGAGGTGCGGCGGGTGCTGCGCGCGGATGGAACGCTGTGGCTCAACCTGGGCGACAGCTACAACAGCGGGACGGCCTTCAATCAGGCAAAGCAAAGTGGTCTCGACAGCCCTCCGAGATATGGCGAGGCGAGCCAAGCGGGTTGGGGAAAGCACCGCTCATTGGCGATCGGCCTCAAGCCAAAAGACCTCTTCGGTATCCCTTGGCGCGTCGCATTCGCGCTCCAGGCCGATGGCTGGTGGCTCCGCCAGGACATAATTTGGAGCAAACCGAATCCCATGCCGGAGAGCGTCACAGATCGCTGTACCAAGGCGCACGAGTATGTATTTCTGCTGAGCAAGAGCGAGCGGTATTATTACGATGCGGAAGCGATTCTCGAAGATTGTAGCCCGAACACCCATGCGCGCCTTTCGCAGAATGTGCAGGCCCAGATTGGCAGCGAGCGGGCTCACGCTGGAGGTAAGACCAACGGGAATATGAAAGCGGTCGGGCGCGATAGCTGGAAGGGGTCGACCTTCGATGGCCCCCGCGACCTCGTTGTACGCCCCGATACAGGCCGCAAGAGAGCATCGGCCGGCAGCGGCATCAAGAATAACGACAGCATGGATGCGGCCCTCGCGATCATGCCACTCAGGCGCAACAAGCGCTCCGTCTGGGAAGTCTCCACGCAGTCTTTCTCCGAAGCCCACTTCGCCACCTTCCCCCCAGCCCTGATAGAGCCCTGCATCCTTGCGGGCTGCCCAAAGGGCGGAACGGTGCTCGACCCCTTCGGCGGCGCCGGCACCACTGGCCTCGTCGCCGACCGCCTCCAGCGCGACGCCATCCTCATCGAACTAAACCCCGAATATGCCGCCATGGCGCGCCGACGGATCGATGGGGACGCGCCCCTGTTCTCGGCCGCCGAATGAACGCCCTCCCCCCGTTCGCCGCGTTCGGCGACGAGATCAGCCGCCTAGAGGTCAGGCTCCCGATCCTCCACGCGGACCAGGTCGGTGCCTACAACACGCCGGGGCGGTTCCTCGCGCTGCGGTGCGGAAGGCGGTGGGGGAAAGCAATATCAATTCAAGAGGTTATTCCGACCCCATCAGGATGGGTCACGCTGGAGCATGTTCATGCCGGCGATCAAGTCTTCGATGAGCGCGGAAAGGTCTGCACCATAACATTCGTGACCGACATCATGCTCGGCCTGCCGGCCAACGAGGTCGAGTTCTCCGACGGGACCATCATCATGGCCTGCGATGACCACCGCTGGCTGACTACGACTCATCAGGAGCGCAAGAACACCGCGCGGGGATATGAGCAGGGGCCGCAGATCAGGACGACGCGGACGATTCGGGAAACGCTGACCTATGGCAAGCGCCGGGACAACAATCATGCCATTGCCAGTTCCAGGCCGATCGAATGCCCACCGATCATTCCGATCTTGCCGCCTTACGTTCTTGGCGTGTGGCTGGGTGACGGCCATTCAAATGGTCCGAGATATACCAAGCCGGACGTGGAGATAGCTGAGCAAGTGGCTTTGGAGGGCGTCTCGGTTCATGAATTGAAAGTGACGGATGGAAAGTGCCGACTGTGGTCGATGGCTGGAGAGCAGGAAGGCGGTCTGATAATCTCTCGTCTCCGAGCATTGGATGTCCTGGAAAACAAGCATATCCCGCCGTCCTATCTGCGCGGGTCGATCGCCCAGCGTGTTGCTCTGCTCCAGGGCCTCATGGACACGGACGGCTATTCCGATGACAAGGGAACTTGCGAGTTCTGCTCGATCATCGAGCGCCTGGCGATCGACGTCCTGGAATTGACGAGGTCGCTCGGGCTGCGGTCCTATCTCGTCACTGGACGCGCGACGCTTAACGGCAAAGATTGCGGTCCAAAATACCACGTCAAGTTCACGACCTCGTTCCCGGTTTTCAGGCTTCCTCGCAAGCTCAAGAAGCTCCAGAGCCGCATCCAGCGGTTCAATATGGAGCAGCGCATGATAGTCGGCGTTCGGCCGCGCGAGAGCGTACCGATGCGCTGCATCACAGTCGACAGCCCGTCCCATCTCTATCTCGTCAGCAGGGCGTTCATCCCGACGCACAACACCGCCTTCGACATCGCCCTCGCAGGCTCGGCCGCGCTCGGCTACAACCGCCGCTACGGCGGCAACGTCGGCTGGTTCGCCCCGGAGAACAAAAAGCTCCGCGAGGCCTACCGCGACCTCCACGAGTGCCTCGGTCCCGTGATCTCGTCCTCATCCAAGAACGATGGCGAGATCCACCTCATCACCGGAGGCCGCATCGACTTCTGGTCGCTCGAGGACGAGGCGGCCGGCCGGTCCCGCAAGTACCACCTCGCGATCATCGACGAGGGGGCGTTCACCAAGCCGCGCGTGATGATGGACACCTGGGAGAAGGCGATCAAGCCGACTCTCTTCGACTTCGGCGGCCAGGCCGTGGTTAGCTCGAACACCGCGGGCGAGGACCCGCAGAACTTCTTCTGGCAGATTTGCAACGAGCCGCGCCACGGGTTCGCGCAGTACCACGCGCCGACCCGCAACAACCCGCACCTGCCGGAGCGCGACCCTGCGGACAGCGACGAGGTGCACGCCGCCAAGCGGGCGGAGGCGCTCGCGGCGCTGATCCGGGACAACCCGCCCAATGTCTACCGCCAGGAATACCTCGCCGAGTTCGTCGACTGGTCCGGCGACGCGTTCTTCCAGCGCGACAAGCTGCTGGTCGACCGCCAGCCGGTGGTCGTGCCTTTCCTCATGGACACGATCTTCGCGGTGATCGACACCGCAGTGAAGACCGGCAAGGAGAATGACGGGACGGCGGTAGTCTACTTCGGCGTCGTGTCGAGCGGCGCGCAGCGCACGCTGCTGCTGCTGGACTGGGACGTCGTCCAGATCGAGGGCGCCTTCCTCGACACCTGGCTGCAGACGGTGTTCTCGACCCTCGACGGCATGGCCGGCGACTACCGCCTGCGCGTGCCGCACATCGGGGCGTTCATCGAGGACAAGGCGAGCGGGATGGTGCTGCTCCAGCAGGCCAGGAACCGCGGCTGGCCGGCCCACCCGATCGACTCCAAGCTGACCGCGATGGGCAAGGACGAGCGGGCGATCTCGGTGTCGGGCTACGTGCACCGCGGCCTGGTCAAGTTCACCGCGCCGGCCTACGACCGGGTGTTGACCTACAAGGGCACGTCGGGCAACCATCTCCTCATGCAGGTGACCGGCTTCAGGATCGGCTCGAAGGACGCCGGGCGGCAAGATGACCTTCTTGATTCGTTCACATACGGGCTGGCGATCGCGCTCGGCAACTCGCAGGGATTCTGACCATCATGAACCATACCCCCACAAACTCATGGCCCTGGCCTGAATTCTTCGCCTCTGCCGGCTTTACCGGAGTGCTGGGGCTGTTCCTGATCGCGTATGTGAGCATGGGTGGATGATGACTACTACCAGTAAAGAGACTTCGACTCATCGCGGAGCGCCATCTGTAGAGGTGTTGCCCGTCGTGCCTACCTTCATCACATTCACAGGGGCCGACGATCAAACTGACGTGCGCGAAATGATCGCGCTATCTAAATGCTACCCGATCGAGTGGGGCATCCTCTTTAGCCCATCTCGGCAGGGCCAGGATCGGCGCTACCCCGGCGGCGAGGCGCAATCACGCTTTGCGTGGAGCGGCCTTCGTCTCGCGGCGCATCTCTGTGGCGATTACAGTCGGGCTATCATGGAAGGTCGGCTGGACGACATCGTGAAGCGCTTCCCCGTTGACCTGGGTATTTTTAAACGAATTCAGATCAATCACGGCGCGCCAGATTCGATCCGCATCAACGGCTTCCGAAAAGGCTTTGGGCCGCGGTGCATCGCACAGACGCGAGCGGCATCATTCCCGAAGGACACGTCGATTGACTGGCTGTTTGATGCCTCTGGCGGCCGCGGCTTAGCGCCAGCCAAATGGCCCACTTATCCCGGCCGCCACAGCGGCTACGCAGGCGGCATTGGGCCTGACAACGTGCGCGCTGTGATCGACCAGATCGCGGCGTGTGGGCCATACTGGATCGACATGGAAAGCGGGGTGCGAACCGGCGACCGTTTTGACATCGGCCTGTGCCGCCGCGTTTGCGAGGCAGTCTATGGTCGCCCACTCAACGCCCGATAACCCAATGCACGGCACCATCCTGACCACCCAACCCGACCCATGTCCCTGTGCCCTGTGCCGGATCAACGAACTCTATGAGTCCTATGAGGACCTCGAAAAAATCTATGCGCAGATGCTCTCCGTCCGCGGGGTATTGCGCGAATCAGGCGGCGATGACGTTGCGCTCCAATAAAGGACGACCATGCGCGTCTCCTCGATCCCAGGCGACCCCGGCTACGTCGAGGACACCTACGTCGAGGTGACCGTCGACGGGAAGTTCTTCACGCTCGGCAGGGTGCTCACGGCCGACGAGGGGAAGGGGTTCGTCGACTACTACGTCGCGGACGAGTACGGCAACATCCAGTGGGACCCCGAGACCGGGACCTGGAAGCGCGGGCGGGTGATGGGCGTCGTCAAGGTCTGGACGCGCGACAAGATCGGCGTGCCGTCATAATGAGGAAGGCGACGAGTGCGCGAAGAACACCTCTCCTCGATGAGCATGGCGCTGACCTCGGGATCATCACCTGGGGCTGGGGCGTCGACGGCAAGCAGGAGTACCACCGGGACGTGCTCTACGTGGACCTGCCGACCGGCCAAGTCTCGTTCCACCAGTCCGGCCGCGGGAAGGGCCCGGACTACCTGGGGGAATGGGACGGCAACACAGGCGTCGGCCCTCAGCGCGCGTGCCTGTGGGCGGCGCGTCTTCTCGAGGCGGCCCGCGCCGGTCAGTTCGCCTGATGGCCGACAGCACCCACGACCCCGCCATGAGGCGCCGGAACAAGCGGATCAACGCGGCCTGGGCGCGGAAGATGGATGCCCGGTCGAAGCGGAGCCGGAAACGTGTTAACGTCCGCCGCACGAAGGAAGGGCACCACCGCCATGGATGACGCCAAGCTTCTCAATGGGACCGCCGATCACCCCGGGCCCGAGGTCGGTGGAAATCCGCCCCAGATGACCCCAGTCCAGATCGCCGAGGCGGTCCTCAACGCCACTCGGCCGGTCATCGGCACGATGATGAGCGGTTTCCTGGCGACGTGCGGCAACGTCCCGCCCCACGTCGTCCTCAACGCGATCGCGTACAACGTCGGCGCCTTCATGGCGCAGTCGATCACCGCCGACCTGAAGACGCAGATGGAACTCCGCAAGGGCTTCCGCGACGCGTTCGAGGGCGGGGTCAAGGCCCAGCAGATGAGGATGCCGGCCGCGCCTCCGGCGCCGGGGCCGGGCGACGTCCACGGCGACGCGCTCGCCAGGATCCTGCGCAAGGGGAACTGACGAGGGGCCGCCGTGAGCGTCATCTCCATCGACGGCAGTTCGCTCGGCAACGCGCTGACGCAGCTCCTGTGCGCCGAGGACATCAGCCCCGGCGACCAGCCATCCTACGAGCTGTGTAAGACGATCTGGCTTTTCCACCCACTTGGGGGGAAGCTGGTCGAGGCCCCGATCGAGATCGCCCAGTCTCAGGACCGCGAGATCAGGATCGGCCGCGGGCCGGAGAAGCGCCTGCGTGACGCGTTCCTCGATCAGTGGCGCGAGGACGGCTGCGACGATCACATCTACAACACGATGGCGACATCGCGGGCCTACGGGATCGCCTCGATCGCGATCATCTGCGAGGAGGTTCCGCCGGACCAGCCGATCGAGCCGAAGAACCTCTACAAGCTCAAGATCAGCTTCTCCACGTTCGACCCGCTCAACACCGCCGGCAGCTTGGTCCTCAACCAGGACCCGAACGCGATCGACTTCCAGAAGGTGATGACTATCGCGGTGAGCGGCAAGCCGTACCACCGCTCCCGCACCATCACGGTGATGAACGAGAAGCCGGTCTACATCGCCTACACGACGTCGGCGTTCGGCTTCGTCGGCCGGAGCGTATTCCAGCGCATTCTGTTCCCGCTCAAGTCGTTCGTGCAGTCGATGATCACCGACGACCTCGTGACCAAGAAGGCGGGCGTGTTCATCGCCATGCTGGAGGCGGCCGGCTCGATCATCGACAACCTGATGCAGACCTTCGCCGGCATGAAGCGCCTGTTCGTCAAGCAGGCGACGAACGGGAACGTGATCTCGATCGGCCTCAAGGAGAAGATCGAGACCTTGAACATGCAGAACATCGACGGCTCCTACGGCATGGCGCGCAAGAACATCCTGGAGAACATCGCGGCCGGCAGCGACGGGATGCCGGCGCAGATGATCAACTCGGAGACGTTCGCGGAGGGCTTCGGCGAGGGCACCGAGGACGCCAAGAAGGTCGCCCGCTACATCCAGCGGTTCCGCGTCAAGATGGCGACGCTCTATGCGTTCTTTGACCGGATCGAGATGCGCCGGGCCTGGAACCCCGACTTCTACCGGGTGATCCAGGAGGACTTCCCCGAGTACCGCGGCCGGCCCTACGAGCAGGTCTTCATGGAGTGGCAGAACTCGTTCTCGGCGACCTGGCCTAACCTGCTGGTCGAGCCGGACAGCGAGAAGGCTAAGTCGTACAAGGTCAAGTTCGAGATGTGGGTGGCCGCGGTCGAGGTCCTCATGCCGGCGCTCGACCCCGAGAACAAGGCCAAGCTCGTCGACTGGTTCGCGAAGAACATGAACGAGGACGAGGAGATGTTCCCCTCGCCGCTCGACCTCGACATCGAGGACATCGCGACCTACGTCCCGCCGGCGCCGGTCGTGGGGGAGGGCGGGGGCAAGGAGCCGGGGCCGCCGAAGCCGTTCCACGACTCGGCCGGCAAGAGCCTCACGGCGGCGCAGCGGCGGGCCCAGGACGCGATGGACCGCTCGGTGGCGAACCTGATCGAGGACCTGGCGGCGCGCCGCAAGGCGACGAACGGTCATGCTGGGGTGAAGCACTGATGAGGCCCGATCAAGAACGAATTGCCGCAGCGATGGAATTCGCCAGCCGCTACGGCGGCATTGATGGCGACCATCACAAAACATGGGTAATAGACCAAATGGTCCGCGCCTTGATGGGCGACAAATACGAGGAATGGGTGGCCGCCCAAAAGGCGGGGGAAGATGGCCCTGATACATACGACTGGGATGAAGGCATCCCGCCGTGACCGAGCGCCAGGCCGCCATCGTCGAGTGCTATCGCCAGAAGCAGAGCCTCCGGCTGGTCGCGCAGGAGTTCGGCAGCAAGAAGCCGACGATCCACGGTATCATCAGGCGGTTCGCGCCGCACCTGATGCGCAAGTCGGGCATAACGTACAAGTGGGAGCGCCCGAAGCGTCGGAATCGTAGGCAGCGAAGTTCCGATGGATGACCTCACTGATGTTGACGGTCCGGACGGTCATGCCTCAAAAGGGGTGATGATTCGCATTATCTCCCTCGGCGCCGGCGTCCAGAGCACCACCATGGCGCTGATGGCCGCGCATGGCGAGATCGGGCCGATGCCGGATTGCGCGATCTTCGCGGATACTGGCTGGGAGCCGAAAGCGGTTTACGATCATCTTGCGTGGTTGCGCTCGCCAAACGTGCTGCCGTTCCCCGTCCATGTCGTAAGCAAGGGAAACATCCGCGAGAACATCCTCGCGCGGCGCAACACGACTGGCGGGCGGTTCGCGTCAATCCCCTTCTTCACGGTGAACCCGAACGGCAAGGAGGGTATTGGGCGCCGGCAGTGCACCAGCGAATACAAGCTCACGCCGATCATGCACGAGTTGCGCCGCTTGTTGGGCAAAGGACCACGCGACCGCATCCGCGCCGGCTCGGTGGAGGTGTGGATCGGCATCAGCCTTGATGAGGCCATCCGCAAGCGCCCAGCGCGGCAGCAGTGGATGACGAACCGCCATCCCCTGCTCGAGCCATCTACGCGCATGACGCGCAAGGACTGCCTGCTGTGGCTTGATGAGCGCGGCTATCCCTGTCCGCCGAAGTCATCCTGCGTGGGATGCCCGTTCCATTCAGACGCCCACTGGCGCGACATGCGTGACGCTGCCCAGGACGAATGGGCCGACGCGGTCGCAGTCGACAGGGCGATCAGGCTAGGCAACGCGCGCGGCATGCGCCCCATCGAGTACATGCACGATAGCCGCAGGCCGCTCGACGAGGTCGACCTGCGAACGGATGACGAGGCTGGCCAGCCCGACCTTTTCAACAATGAGTGCGAAGGAATGTGCGGAGTGTAGCCGCCGATGGACGACCTTACCGACTTCAACAAGCTACTGTCTGAGGCCGTTAACGACATGGCCGACCAGGGCTATGTCTCGGCGGAGCGGGTCGCCATGTGGACGCGCCGGCTGCGGGAGGCCGCCGAATCATCGCTGGAGTCGCCCGAGGCGCTGGAGGCCGAGCTGCGCCGCCGGCTGGAGGATGCCTACCGCGAGAAGGTCGAGAAGGGGAAGATCCTCGACGTGCACCCCGGCGCGCAGCGCTACACGCTCGAGCGCGTCCGGCCGGCGCTCCGCGGTGAGCTCGACCGCCGGATCATGGCGTCGGCGAACCTGATCCGCCTCAACCGGGCGGAGGCGATCAACAAGACGCTCCGGCGG